GCGAAGAAGGCGACATGGAAGATCGTGTTGAAGACCTAGAAGACGCACTTGAAGAATTAAAAGCAGAATTTGAAGCTATGATGGCTGGTGAAGCTGGTGAAGAAGAGCACGGCGACATGGACATGGACATGGGCGACGAAGAAGGTGAAGAAGACGAAGGCGAAGAAGAGCCAGAAGAAGAATCATTTAACTTTGAAGCAGCTGATGAAGAAGTTGAAGAGTCAAAGACTCCTAAAACAGCAGGCGAGCAAATGCGCGAGTATGTTGAAAAAGTAACTGCTAAAATGGGCGACAACGGTGCTAACACTAAGTCAACTGTTGCTGGTAAAAACGACATGGGCGGTACAACTGCTAACATCGCAAAAGCAGGCGTAAGCAAAGGCGAAGGCACTAAAGGTGGACTAGCTGCTCCTACTGCTAAAGAAGATAACGCTGGAAACGTAAATGTTCCTGGCGCTAAAGGTGCTACTAAAACAGCATCACAACCTGGCCACGGCGCTGAGAAAAAGGGCAAGCCAGAGACTGCTGACAATAAAAAATCTATCGTCGGCAAATAAGTAAGGAAGTTTGAATGAAAAACTTACGAGAACACCTAAGTTTCGACCAAGCGAAAATTGTCGTTGAGTCTGCTAACGAAGGAAAAGACCTGTATATGAAGGGCATTTGTATACAGGGCGGAGTACGCAACGCTAACCAGCGTGTGTATCCTGTGAATGAAATTGGCAGGGCTGTCAAAACTCTCAGCGAACAAATCGAGGGTGGATACAGTGTACTCGGTGAAGTTGATCATCCAGAAGGTCTTAACATTAACTTGGATCGTGTAAGTCATATGATCAGCGAATGCTGGATGGATGGCCCAAACGGTTACGGAAAACTAAAGATATTACCAACTCCAATGGGAAACCTAGTTCGCACTATGCTTGAAAGCGGTGTGAAACTAGGTGTTTCATCACGTGGATCTGGAAATGTTAGTGAAGACGGTAGCGGCAACGTTAGCGACTTCGAAATTATCACAGTGGACGTCGTGGCCCAGCCTAGCGCCCCTGGAGCATATCCTACACCAATCTATGAGCATCTTATGAATGCTCGTGGAGGGTATAAGGCATATGAATTAGCACAGGCAACAAAACACGACACTAAGGCACAGAAGTACTTAAAAGAATCGCTGATTAATATAATCAGTCGACTCCAATAAAAGGAGACAAAATATGTTGGAAGCACTTAAAACACTTTTCGAAAATGATGTAGTATCAGAAGAAGTACGTGCAGACATCGAAGGCGCATGGAATGCAAAGATTCAAGAAAACAAAATGCAGGTAACTGCTGAGTTACGTGAAGAATTTGCAAAGAAGTATGAGCATGATAAGTCAACTATGGTTGAAGCTATCGACTCTATGCTTTCTGAGCGTCTTGCAGAAGAAATTGCTGAGTTTGCAGAAGATCGCAAACAACTAGCAGAAGCAAAAGCAAAGTATGCAGTAGCTATGCGTGAAAACGCAGACCTAATGAAGCGCTTTGTTACTGAGTCACTAGCAAAAGAAGTTTCTGAATTGCATGAAGATCAAAAGGCAATTGCTAGCAAGTTTAGCATGCTTGAGAATTTCATCGTCGATGCACTTGCAAAAGAAATTGCAGAATTCCACGAAGACAAAAAAGACTTAGCTGAAACTAAGGTAAAACTTATTAAAGAAGCTAAAACAAAATTTGCAGAAGTTAAACAAACTTTTATCGCAAAGAGTGCAGCTAAAGTATCTGCTATTGTTGAATCAACTCTTAAGGGAGAAATGACTCAGCTTAAAGAAGATATTGAAGAAGCACGTAGAAACGATTTCGGTCGTAAATTGTTCGAAGCATTTGCTTCAGAATATGCAACAAGCCATCTGAACGAAAATTCAGAAACTGCAAAATTAATGCAAGTTGTTGCTATGAAAGACAAGCAGTTAGCTGAAGCTAAAGCATTTGCTACTAAAGCAAAAGTATTAGCAGAATCTAAAGAAGCCGAAATTAAGCGTATAACAGCTATTGCTGAACGCAAAAACAGACTTAATGAACTCTTAGCACCTTTGAATAAAGGTCAAAGAGAAATCATGACAGATTTACTGGAATCAGTACAAACCGATAGACTTCAAAAGTCTTTTGACAAGTACCTACCATCAGTTATTGATGGACATACTCCGGCAAAGAAGGCAGTCTTATCAGAGGCAAAAGAAATCACAGGCAACAGAGATACACAAATTAACGTTAGTTCAATGCAAGATGATAATGTCGTTGACATTAGACGTTTAGCTGGTTTAAAATAAGGAGAAAACTATGTCGGAACTACTAGAAAGCCGCTGGTCTGATACAAAAAGCGCACTACTCGAAGGCCTAAGTGGCACTAAGAAATCTGTAATGGCAACTACTTTGGAAAATACTCGCAAGTATCTTTCAGAGAGTGCAACTGCAGGTGCAACATCAGCCGGTAATGTCGCAACTCTTAACAGAGTTATTTTACCTGTCATTAGACGTGTAATGCCAACCGTTATTGCTAACGAGTTAGTTGGTGTTCAGCCTATGACTGGTCCAGTGGGTCAAATCCACACACTACGTGTTCGCTATAGCGACACAGCTGGCTCAGGTGCATCAGGCGCCGTAGCTGGTGAAGAGGCACTAAGCCCATTCAAGATTGCTGAAGCATATTCAGGTAACACTTCAACTGGTAAAGCAGCCGCAACTGCTGCACTAGAAGGTGCTGCTGGTAATAAACTAAGCATCCAGATCTTGAAGCAAACTGTAGAAGCTAAGTCACGCAAGCTATCAGCTCGTTGGACTTTTGAAGCTGCTCAGGATGCACAGTCAATGCACGGTATTGACGTTGAAGCAGAAATCATGGCAGCACTTGCTCAAGAGATTACTGCTGAAATCGACCAAGAAGTTCTTGGTTCACTAAGCACTCTTGCTGGTACAGCTGGTTCACAGTATGATCAATCTACTGTTTCTGGTACTGCTACTTTCGTTGGTGACGAGCATGCTGCACTAGCTGTTCTAATCAACCGTGAAGCAAACAAGATTGCACAGCGCACACGTCGTGGCGCAGGTAACTGGGCTGTTGTATCGCCATTCGCGTTAACAATCCTACAATCTGCAACTACTTCAGCGTTTGCTCGTACTACTGAAGGTACATTCGAAGCTCCAACTAACACTAAGATGGTTGGTACATTGAACAACGCTATGAAAGTTTATGTTAACACATATGCTGCTGATAGTGCTGACGTACTTATCGGTTACAAAGGTGCTAGCGAGTCAGATGCAGCGGCATTCTACTGCCCATACATCCCGCTAATGTCTTCAGGTGTTGTACTAGATCCAGCAACATTCGAACCAGTCGTATCATTCATGACACGTTATGGTTATGTTGAGCTAAACAACACAGCATCGTCACTTGGCAATGCTGCTGATTACCTAGCTAAAGTTGGTATGACTGCTTACGCAAGCGTATCATTCCAGTAATTTATTACTGAAACTAAAATAGGCCCTTCGGGGCCTATTTTTATGACTTGAGTAAACTTTGATAAATACTTATGTCGTAAATCGTGCTATCGAAATGATAGACTTATGCAGAACTGACCCACTGCGTAGACCTAGAACGTTTTATAAGGAGAAACAAATGGGACGTCCACTAAAGAAAGATGTACTTGGCACAGACGCTATTGGTACACCACTAAGCACAGCAACTGGTATTCGCGTAGAAGCATATACTGATCAAGCATACACTGATGCAACATATAACACAACAACAAACTTTGCTTATATTGTTAAGCAACGCGGCGCAAAAACTTTTGTAGTTGCTAACCAAGATGGCGACTTAGGTACTTGTGTATTACAAGCTACAGTTCCAACAGCAGAAGGCCAAATGCGCATCAATGGATATGTAGATGGTAATGGATCAGCACCTACTCCGATTAGAAAAATTACTAAACGTGTAGCTACTGACTTCAGCGGCAACCGTTACAAATGGGTATTAGAAAACGATAGTTCAAGCGATTATATTGTTCTAACAGCTATCTAATTTTAGGATAATAGTATGTCAAAGGTATTAAGAGTAACAGACGGTGACTATAGAATCATAGTAGATAACGGTGATACCGGAACTATCTACTTAGATACTACTAGTGGCGCAATAACTCCTAGAGGAGTTGTTGTAATTACTGGCGACTTAGAAGTTAGAGGCACTACAACTACTGTAGAGTCTACTGTTACTACTATTGCTGATAACATACTAACACTAAACGAAGGAGAAGCTGGTGCTGGAATACGTGCCAGCTTCGACTATAAAGCTGGCATCGAAATAGATCGCGGTAGTTTACCTACAGCAAGATTAGTATTTGATGAACAAAGTCCGTATGTTGCTGGCGGAAGCAGCGGCAATGGAGCATTTAGGTTGGAAGACGAAACTGGTGCATTTCTTCCACTTAATGTTAATAGCATTAATGCAGAAGGACCGTTGTACATAACAACTCCTAACAGTGCAATTAATGTAGCTGGTACAGTTGATTACGAAGAAAACGTTTACAATTATGTTGCAGGAGTAATAACTGATTCAGGAAGTGGTGTAATTTTAAATAACGACTTTATTCCGAATGCCAAAGGTGTACAAGATTATGTTGCTTATGAATTGTCAATATACAACGATGATAATATTGCACAAAATGATTCAGAAGTTGCAGTTTTAGATGTTGGTGCCGGATTAGGCGAAAGCAGAATTAGAGTAACTGTTGATGGAATAGAGACAGCTAATTTTTATACAAACAGACTTTCGTTAAACAGTATTGAAATTATTGATAATTTAATTACTACTACTGACACTAATAAAGATTTGATTTTAAGTGCCAATGGCCCGCAAAGTGTTGTAGTGAAAGATGCACTAGAAATTACAGCAACTCCGTACGATGATGATGTTGGATTACCTACAGCAGTTGCACCTGACAGTGGAATTAAGTTATATTCTACAACTGAAAGTACTGGAGGCTCTGGTTTATACTTTGTAAATGAAGATAACAAAACAGACGAAATAATAAGTAAAAATAGAGCATTACTTTTTAGTATGCTTTTTTAAGGAAAACAAATGGCAATAGTAAACGCACAATTAAAGACAACTGCATTAGATATTATTGATCAAGCAAGCAGTCAAGGCGTACCGGCAGGAAAGAGCTATGCAATTACAAACATTTTAGTATGTAATACAGGTTCAGCTGATGCAAATTTTGACATGCATTTAATACCTGATGGAAGTTCTTTAAATAATAAAGTTACACGAGTAATTAATAATTTAACATTACCGGCAGCAGAAACATTTACTTTTGATAGCGAAAGAATTGTACTTGAAGCAGGAGATGCTATTGTATTTGTAGCAAGTCCAGACATAGGCAGCAGTTTAACTGACTTAGCAGCAACAATAAGTTATTTGGAAGTATAATGAGATTAATTAAAGCCCAGACAACAAATTTACGCAGTGTC